TTATATACTCTCTATAGCTTTTCTTAGTTCCTCTGTATCTTTGTGGGTATAAGTATTTTCTGTTGTGGAAAAACTACTGTGTCCTATTAATTTTACAATAGAAGTCGAGTTGGCATTAGAGTTATTTAATAATGTTGCGAATGTGTGTCTTGTATCATGGATAGTGTGCCTTTGTATTTTTAATTCTTTTAATAATAGTTTAAATGAGTGTAGAAACATTTTATAATTTAAAGGCTCATTATCTCTTTCTAAAAAATACACTTGATAAATACTTATATTTTTGGTAATTAATGGGAAAATTTTAGAATTTATAGGAATGGTTCTTATTCCGTTTTCTGTTTTACTTTCTCTTATTTGTATAGTTTTATTTTCTATATTTATATCAGATATTTTTAAATTTAAAAGTTCACCTATCCTCATACCAGTATAAATAAGAATTAGAACAAAGCAAGAAAAAATTTTATCTGTATTATCCCACAAAATTTCTATCTCTTCTTTTGTAAATATTTTTCTTTCTACTACACTATCTTTTTTACCCAGCTCAATAAATTTTACTTTATTTGTACTTATTAAGTCATTTTTTAAAGCAAAATCAAATATCATATTTAACGCACTTTTAACTCCATTTTTAAAATTCCAAGAAAATTTTATATTATCAAAAAGTTCTTGCATTTCAAATAATTTTATAGCAGCTATTTCTTTTTTGAAAAGTGGTTCCAACATTTTAACTCTATTTTTTAAAGTTATAAGTGTTGTTTCTTTTTCATTCTTTTTTTTGTAACTCTCCCACCACATATTTTTAACTTCTTCAAATGTCTTATTTGAAAAAAGGTCAGGGGTTTTTAAATAAGATAATAAAGCTTCCTGTCCTTCTCTTTTAGTCTTATATGTTCCTATAGTTTTTCTTAATTGCTTACCTTCCAAACTATATCCAACTGTTACTCTTGCTATCCATGGTTTCCTCCTTTTACCTTTTAACTTATATATGCTTCCACTACCATTACTATTTTTCATAAATCCTCCTTAAAAAAGAGGGCGATCTTTTTAATCTTACCCTCTTTTATATTTTTAATCAACTTTTTTTATACCCATTTTTTCATGGAAGAAATCTTTATTAATTTTTCCAGATATTACTGGTATTCCTTCCTTACTTTTTAATTTATTTAGAGAATTTATTATATTGTAAGCTTTGCTTTTAGAGCATTCACAAAGCTTTGCTACATCTTCAACGTTATACCACATAATTCCTCCTACACATTTTCTAAAATAATATTTCCGTTTGTATCTAGTTTGTATTCTTCTATATTTTCAGCAAAATAAAATGCTCTTTCATTTTTTGTTCTCTTTTTAAACTGTTTCCACAGTGTTAAAAACTTTTCTTGAGCCCATTCCAAATCTTCTTTTGAACACTCAAGATATCCTTCAGCTATTTCTCCAGCTTCATCCCAAGCATAATCTTTCATTTTTTCAAGAACATCATCAAAGTCTAAAGTGGAATTATCGTTATAATATCTTTTTTCTCCAATTTGCACTACTAAAATATCATTTTCAAAATCTCTTTCATTTGCTGTGTCAAAAGCCTCTTTCAAGGTAGCTTTAATAGTTTTTTCTCCATCGTTGAAATATTCCTTTCCTTTAAAAGCCCAACAATATTCTTTAACATATTTTTTATTTTTCATTTTAGTCCTCCCTATTTCAAATATTCCTCTTTTCTTTTTTCAAGTTTCTCTTTCCAAGCTTCTATATCTTTATTAGTTATAATACCCTCTTCAATCAGGTGTGATACAAAGCTTATAGAAGCTTGTACCATATCAAGAGCTTCAAGGCATAATTTTTTTCTGTAGTCTTCTATATCTTCTGGATGCATATTTTCATATTTTGCTTCTTCATAATCTTCGTAAGCATTACAAACTTCATAATGTTCTTCTTCTACTTTATCAAGATGTTCATCTGTAGGTACTGTCATCTTTCCAAATTCCATAGTAAACATATTCATATCTAAATTAGCTTTATTCGTTATTGCTTCCTCCACTTTAACTATATATTCTATCCCTGTTTCATTATCATAGTATAGGTCTAATCTGTCGAATTGCTCAAATAATTTGGTTAATGTAAGTTTTGTGATTGAATCTTCTAAGCCTCCATCATACCAAACATCAAGGTCATAATTGTTATAATCTTGCTTTGTTACTACAACTTCAACTCCTGTATTATCATTTATTCGTATAATCTCACCTTGTTTTAATTGGATTATTCTTTTTGCTAGTTCTGGTTTAGTCATTTGCTCCTCCTAAAATTAAAATGATATCAACTGGTTTTTCTGCATCTATTCCATTCTTTTATAATTTTCTATCCTAAAAAATCGAAAATGTCCTGGATAGATTTTTTTAATATCTGCTACTATTGTTGGAGTAAGCCACACCCCGTAAATATGATATTTGCTTTCAAATTCTTTTTTAGTCATATTGTGTGCTTTTGCATGGCATTCTCCACAAAGGCTAATCATTCTACCTTGTAAGCCATCATCTTTCTCATAGGTACCAACGGTAGATGAAATGGTATCATAATGGTGGATAGTAACATCATAGTAACTTCCACATACTGCACACCTTTTGGCTCTTATACAAGCTATTACATATTTATTTATATCAGGACATATATCCCTAGAATGTTTATATGTCCTTTTATCTCCTTTTCCCTCTGGTATTATTAAGTTATACCCTTGCTCTATAGAATGTTCTATAATAAATTGTATAAATTCTGTGGCTGTTTCTACAGAACAAGCACTAGGTTTATGAGGAGATATAGAAAAGTATTCTATTTCTCTGCTGCTGCAAAATTCATTTTCTAAAACTTCTCTCATTTCTTCTCTCTCATATCCTATTAAATCACCATATTCTCTACACAAACACCAAATCAATTTTGACTGGTCTAAGGATAACCTATCCACTTTAATCACGTTTATTTCACTTTTCTGTAGCTTAGTTATAAGATTATATATTTCTTTTAAAGATTTATTAGAGGGAACATATAAATTTATATTCCCATTTTCTTCTTTTAGTTCTAAATTCATCGCTCCCTCCTATTTACTTTAATATTGTTCTGCCTCCTTTCTAGTTATAAAGAAATGTATTCCAGAACTACATTCATTCCATCTATCTTTATCAAAATCATTTATTTCAATCGTTTCCCCAACTATATATTCAAAATCTGAATCTTGTTTACTTATAGCTCTTTCAAAACTTTCTTTTTTATCTATAGATAATATTTCAAGAACTTTTACTTTGTTAGCTCTACATTTTCTTGTAGTAGCTGAACTTCTTAAAGCATCATCTGTTATTAATAATTTTACTATTCTATCTTTTCTACATTTTTTAAAACCTATAAAGCTACCTTCCTCAGGACACTGCAAAGCATAAAAGCAAGTTCCTTCATTATAAGTTGGTACTACTTTTAGATTAGCCCCACTTAGATCAGCCCCACTTAGATCAGCCCCACTTAGATCAGCCCCTCTTAGATCAGCCCCACTTAGATCAGCCCCTCTTAGATCAGCCCATCTTAGATCAGCCCATCTTAGATCAGCCCATCTTAGATCAGCCCCACTTAGATTAGCCTTTTCTCCTCCATCTTTATTATTCAACCATTTATTATGTTTTTCTAAAATTTCTTTTAATTCTAATTCTGTCATAATATCCTCCTGTTTGATTATTTACCAAATATTGATTCTATATCTTCTTCATCATCTACTTTTTCAGCTTCTTTTAATATTTTTTCTTGTTTATCTTTTATTTCTTCTCTATTTTCACTTATAAAATTTTTCATTTCTAAATCCTGTTTAGGAGATTCTATAATTTCCTCTATATTTGGTATATCCTTAGACATTTCAGAACTATCATACATACCTCCAAGTTCTTCTATAAAAGCTTCTCTTAAAGCTTGAGCTTTTGCAACTTTTGTTAACATTGTTACAGGTTTGTTGGCCCATTGTGTATTTACAGTTCCATCTGTTTTTCTTCCTACATATTCCTCATAGTTAACATCAGCCTTAGCTGGAAATTCCCAATCTTTTCTATAAACTTCACACCAAGCACCAACAAGTTTTTCATTTTCAAGTAAAATAGAATGTTCTCTTTTTACCAATTCATTATCTTTATCAAGAACATATATACCAACTTTTTTACCATTATATTGAGGGTGCTTTATAGCTCTTCTTTCAATGGCATCTTTAGAAACAACCATTGTAGCTGGGTTACTTCCGTATTTTATTAAATAAGCATCCTTTACATGGGGATTTAATTGTCTAGCTTTGCAAAGTTGAATAAAATAATTTATCTCTTGGTCGGTTACATTTCCATTACCATTAACTAAATAACTTCTAATTATTGCAGGGCTTAATTTAACATCCATACCATCTACTGTAAAATTTACAACATTTTTTTTCTCTTCTGTTTTAACTAAATTATTTTTAGCTTCCATTTTAATTCCTCCTATTTATTATCTAAGTTATATTCAAAGTCATTATTTTCTAAAAACTCTTTTAAAAGTTTTGCTTTAGCACCTGTACAATTTTCTATCTTTAAAGAAAAATTAAATAATTTAGGTTGTTTTATTTCTTCTTTTTTTTCCTCAACAACTTCTACAGTTTCAACTTTTTCAATCTCTTCTTTTAATTTTTTCTGCTCTTCAGCTCTTCTTTCTTGATATATATAGTTTGCTCTTGCTCTTATAGTTTTTGGGATTTCATCTAAAACCTTATCTATTAAGAAATTAAATTCAGATATTTTTAAATCCGTTTCAAATTCTTTATTTACTTCTTCAATGGTTTTTTGGATCAAGTCCAGTTTTTGTTTTTTCATTTCTTCCAGTTGTCTTTTCTGTTCTTGCTGCTCTTTTAAAACTTTTGCTCTCAACTCTAAATCTTCTACTGTATCTTTTTCTTTTTGTGTTTTATTAAGATATTTAGGAATAATAACCAGCTGATTAGTAAATTCTTTTTCAAGCTCATATTTTTTAGCCACTTCATCGATTAAAGACTGTACTTCTTTTTCTTTCTCTTCTTTCCTTACATTTTCATAATATTCCAATTGCTCTCTTATTGGGTCAGAAACTTCTTTCAAAATATTTAATAGTTCTTTGCATTTGTTTTCAAATTCTTTTATAGGTGTTTCAAGTTCCTTTTTTTGTGCTTTTCTATAATCATCAATATGTTTTTCTAATGCTGCAAGTTCGTTTTTAGCAGTTGTGGTATCTTTTATATTTTCTTCTGTTACCACTAAACCTACATATTTTTCAGAAAATTCTTTTAATTTACTTTTTACTTCTTCAAAGTTAAAATCAATTTTTGCTACTTGGAATTCATTTGTTTTAATTTCCATAATATCCTCCTATATATCTATGTTTTTTATTAAATTTGGTTTAGTTTTATTTTTTATCTTTTCCCAAAATTCAAGTTCTTTACCAAACAAATAACTTATTTCATCTTCGTTCCTTATTATTTTATATTGTTTTATAACTATATCATCTTTTCCAAATATTCTAATTCCAGCTACTAACCAAGCTGTGCTTAGTCCACTCACCAAAAGATAATGTAAACATTGCAAATAATAAGTCATTGGCACTTTTTCCCACCATTCATTTAAATTTTTAACTTCTGCACTCTTTATTTCTATTACACAATTTTCTCCATTAACTATTCCGAAACTATCAAAGTTAGCTCTACACCATTCATGTTCACTAGAATGACAATAATGATACTCTGGTTTTATTATTTTTACTCTATCAAAATTAAAAGCTTCCCAAAGTTTTAAAATATGTTCTTCTGCCTTTTTACCTCTTAGAGTAGCAGGAGAATCTTTATATATAGGAATTTTTATTCCTGTTTTTTCTTCCCACAATTCAACATTAGTTTTATATTTGCTATATCCAAGTAACACACCTACATCACTACCACCTATTCCTTTCTCTCTCATTTTGTGCCAATCTTCTGTGGATAGATTTTTAAGAGGTGCTAATTTTTTCATAAATTACTCCTTTCATATTTTTAAGCTATTTTCCTTTCTACATATTCAATAACTTTATATTCTTCATTAACAAGTTCTTGTAATTCATTTTCCATGTATTTTATAGCTTCTTCAAATACTTCAGTTTCAGTTGTTCCTGTAAACTCTAAATCTGATATTTCTAAAATGTGTATTTTGTTTTCAATTCTATAGTTGTAACCAGTAGAAATTTTTAATTCTTTGGCTAAATTTATTACTTTTTCATTATTTGTCATAACTACCCTCCTAACTAAAAGCTCTTAACATAAACCATGTATCTTCTGCCGTCATTTCATCAACTGGATAACCAAGTGTTTTCATTTTATTTATTATTTTGTTATAATCAGAGAGTTTCATCTTCCTATCACCTCTAAAATAATATATCCAACTGCTAATTGTAAAGCTACAAGCATTATTATTTCTTTTACAGTTTCTTTCCATCTTTCCCATACTTTTTTCATACTTTCCTCCTAAATCTAAACTGTTTAAAATTTTCTATTATATTTGGTTTTTTCATAAAATCCACCAAATCATGTAAAACTAAATTTTTATTTAATATATCTTCCTCTATTTCTTTTAACGTTTTATTTTGTTCTAAACCTTCTTTTATCAAATGTGTTTTAAGTTCTGTATCTCTGCTATTCATTTTTTATCACCTCTTACAGCTTTTAAAAGTTTTCTAAGAATAGTCTTGATATTTAGTCCAAGATCATTAGCTTTTTCAATGTTCTCTTTCTCAATTTGTACATGTGTTCTTACCTTGTTTTTTACTTTTTTAATCTTTCTCATATTGTTCCTCCATTTTTATTTGATTTTGGAGTAACAGTATGTTATAATAAGTTTGTAGGCAGTATTATAACTATACTGTTACCCCATTTGACTTCGGTTGAGTGGGGATTTTTTATTTACAGTTCCATTAATTTTCGCTTTATTTCTTCAAAGTTTTTATTTGAATCTTTACTTATTACATAGAAATTTTCTTTCATTACTGGATAAAGCTCTATTGTTTCTTCATATAAAATTATATTTTCTATCTTATCTAAATTAATTTATATGTTACTTGAATTTCACCTAACTCACTCTTAAATGTTATCCACATACTAGTCCTCCCAAACTGCTATTTCTTCTAAATTTTTACTGAGTTCTCCACATTCTGAACAAACAAAATGGTCAACGGCATAGTCTAAGCTATAATCATCTAACATACTTATAGAACCATCTTTATCAGGATATCCCCAACCATTATCAATAGTTCCAGAAACATCACCAGTTATTTTGCTACCACACTTTTTACATTTCCACATAATTTTCCTCCTTTATTTTTTACTCTTTTATAAACGAGTATTTTATTTAAAAAAATTTGCTTATTGCTTTATAAATATATTATACTTTTTAAAACGAGTTATGTCAAGACTTTTTTTCGTTTTACCACGAAAAATATTTTATATTTTTTTTAATTAATGTATAATTTTGATATAGAGTTAATAAGGGGGATAAAATGTTTGGTAAACTTTTGGAAGAATTTGTTATAAGGAAATATGATAAAAAAGCCAGATTTGCAGAAGAATGCAATATATCAACAGGGCATTTAAGCGATATTATGAAAGGCAGAATATTACCTAGAGAAGACACATTGTACCTAATGGTTGAAAAATTATCTTTAAACTTAGAAGATAAAGAAAAATTTTTAAAAGAATGGAGCTTTGACAAAACAGGTAATATATTAAGAGATAAGTATGAGAAACTTGAAAAAGAAAATTCAGAAATGTTGAAAGTGCTTAAAAGTATGGAAAATGAAAAAACTTTAATGAAAAAAATTAACGAGATGAAAAACTATGAAGAATTTTATGAAAGTGTTTTTAAAGGACTTACGCCTGAAGAAGCACAAGAAGTTCTAATAGCTATAAGTGATAAGCTTAAGTTAATCGCACTTAAAAAAGGTAAATTAGATAAATTAGATAAAGATTTTAAAAATCTTGATAATATTATAAAAAAGATAAATTAATATTTTTGAATTAAATTAGACTCTTAAAAAAGTCTAATTTTTTTCTCTTGACATAACTCGTTTTAAAAAGTATAATATAGTAAAAGGAGGGGTAATATGAAAACACCACAAAAATTATATGAAATTTTTGAAGAAACAAGAAAAAATAAAAAAATAACATATGCTGAATTAGGTGCTGCACTTGGAAGTAAAGACAGCACCGTATATGATAAAATGAAAAGATTAAAAGATGGAAAATCTGTACATACCAATTTTTTATTTGATCTTGAAAAAATATTAGGTAAGCCTATTTTTTTTGGGAAATAACCTCGTTTTGTTACGAGTTTAATTTATCAGAAATCTTTGTAATTATTTTTAAAGCTTCAATTATATTTATTTTGTTAGTTACTTCGATATTTTCATTATTTGAATCATTATTTTTATTCATTAAATCACATCCTCGAAATACAAATTTTATCTATAAATAATAATAGATACATACATTATAAATTTTTTTGATAAAAAAATCAAGGAATAAGTTTGAATAAAAATGTTGCGAATGGATTTAAGAACCTTGTGAAAATTAATTTGCTTTTTAAAAAATAAAACATAATTCACCTCACAAATAAGAATTTTTGTACTTTTTGTTCTATTATAACGTAATTAGTATACGTTCATAGACATAAAAGCACAAGATGAAAGTAGTTTACTACAATAATTTGATGAAATCAAGTAAATATTTAAAAATTAATTTAACTTTATTAATTTGTGTTAATAAATTGTAAAATTGATTTTAAAGCCTTTCGATAAGTTTAATGAGTAAAGTATAAAGAAAGGCTTCTAAATAAGTTTTACAGGTTAATGGTAAAACTTAAATAAAAAATAAAAAAGGGGGTGGAGTGAGTGGAGAGTGTTAAGATACTGCTTGATGAGATAGTAGGGTTAAAAAATGATTATATATTAACTCCTTACAATTTATTAGAAAATGCAAAGCTACAAAACTATAAATATGTTAAATATTATAAAAAAGATGGTTATTTAATATGTGAAATGCAATTTGATGTATTTAAGAAAGATTATGTATTTTATTATTACTTTGATAAAAATGATAAATTACACGAAATATACAAAGAAGAAAATGGAAAGATTGAAATATATTTTTCTAGGGAAGATGAAATTTTAAAAAAGACAAAAGAGCTGAAAGAGTTACTAGAAAATAGTAATCTATAAAATTGATTTTAAAGCCTTTCAAAAAAATTATAGCGAAAGGCTTTTAAATAAGTTTTACAGTTAAACGGTAAAGCGAGAATAAAAAAATATAGGAGGAATGAAATGATATTATAATTTTTTAATCGGAGAACAGAAGAGGCTCATTATTTTGAATGTGAGAATTTTAAAATATCAAGAGAGGTAGAAAAATACAAAAATATGCCTGATGGAATGCAAAAAATCGGAGTAGAAGAACCAGATATAAGAATAAATTTAAAAACTAAGCTATATGATGGAGTTCATTATCAAGTATTATTCAATTCAAATAAATATTCAGCGTATGTAGATGGAGCTTCATTATTTAAATAAGCTGGTAGAAAAGAGCAACTCACACGAGTTGAAGCTATTTTGAAAAAAATGGCTGTTTTTTAAAAATAGAATTAGAAAATAGCCATTTAAAATGAAAAAACAATAATTTTTACTTTATATCTGTTCATCACTTTGAAGCTGGTTAATCTTCATTGTGGTGGACAGTTACAAAATAAAAATAAGAGAGGATTAACCAGCAATTAACCCTCTCAAAAGGAGGTAATAAATGAGTTTTTTAAAATTGAATACCATACCATACTATCCAGAATTAGGTAAAAAACTTGGTGGAATAACACCAGCTATTTTAATGAGACAGTTAGAATATTGGTTTGATAAAAATAAATACAAAAATTTCTATAAGTTCTTAGAACCTTGTGATAACGGATCATATAAAGAAGGTGATTCTTGGATAGAAGAAATAGGAATAAGTAAAGCAGAATTCAGAAATGCTTTTTCTAAAATAGGAGTAGTTTATAAATCTAAAAAAGAATTTAAAGAAGCAGAAGATAAATTTCAAGGGAAACCTTATTGTTCTTATATAGATAGAATGGAAAGAAGAACATATTATGTAAGAAACCATGAAAAAGTTAAAGAGATATTAAATGCTGTTACAAATGAAGGTGATGAATTTCCTAGAAATCAAGAAAGTGAATTTCTAGAAATCAAGAAAGTTGATTTCGGGAAATCAAGAAACTTAACTTCTAGAAATCAAGAAAGTGAATTTCCAATAACAGTAGATTACACAGTAGATTACCAGAAGAATACTACAGTAGAAAAAGATGATGATACTAAGTTAGATAAACTAAATAAGATAGAGGATATGTCTGAGAAAGAAAAAGAGGTTCGTCCTTTGGACTCATCATCAATCGAATTTAAAAATAATTTAAATAAGTTAAGGGAAATTGTAATAAAATCAACTGGCTTAGATAAATTTAGAGTGGAAAATGTTATATATCCTAGTAAATACCGAGCAGTAGATCTGGAATTGTTGTTAAAAAAAATATCTGAATCTAAGTTTTTATTGGGAGAACTAGACACTAAACCAAATATAAATCATTTCTCTGTCAGAAGTATGATAGATCGAATAATGGCAGATGGATATATGAATAATGATTCTAAAAACATTAAAAAAAATAATGTTGAAGAAGGTTGGTGGTAATATGGAAGTTCTATTAAGATGTGAAAAATGTGGTGGTGTTCTTCTTTACAGAAATGAAGATGGTATTGATAAAGGTGTATTTTGTGAATGCCAACAGAAAGAAAGAATAGAGAGAAGAATAAAAAAATATAAAAATATGAGTATTACAGATAGAAATAATTCAGGTGATACTTTTGAAAATGCTAAAACAGTAAGTAAAGCAGAAGAAAAAATCTATCAAAAATTTAAAAAATATGCTGAAAACTTCCATATAGCTAAACAAGATAATATTGGTCTAATGCTGGCAGGTGGAGCAGGAACTGGAAAAACATATGTTGCTAACTGTATTTCGAACAAAATTATGGAAAAAGGCTATAGTGTTTTAAGTTTTAATCTATCTAGATACCTTATGGCAATAAGAGAAAATTTTCCAGAAGAAGAAAAACTTTTAAATGCTGTAAAAACTGCTGATTTGCTGTTTATAGATGATGTTGGAAGTGAAAAGTTAACTGATTGGGGATTGGAGAAAGTTTTTAACTTGATAGATATGAGATATAGAGTTAGCTTGCCTATAATGATTACAACTAATCTTAAGCTTCCTGATTTGAAAAAGCATTTAAATTTAAATGAGAGTGACAAAATAGTAGATAGAATGGTTGAAATGACAAAAGTATTTCAATTCGATTGGGAGAGTAAAAGAAAAGAAAAAAGTAAGAATAAAGAATCTTTTTGGGAAAATTTATAGTATAGGAGGACTAGATGGGAAGAGAAAAAATGGGATTAACAAATAATAGAGCAGAGCTGGATTTTTATGCTACTGATCCCAAAAATGTGGTTGAAATAGTGAATTTACTAGAAATAGATAAGAATACAAGAATATTGGAACCTTGTGCAGGTAATGGACACATATCTGAAACTTTGAAAAATTTAGGATAGGGAGGGAATAATGACTAGAGATGAATTGAGAAAGTTTTACACATTCCTAAAAAAGGAAACAGGATTAAAGGGAGCACCTTCAAGGAACTTCGGGAGTAAGGAAGAGGTTTTGAAGGAGATTAGAAAAATAATAGAAAAGACTGAAAATACATATGCTGCTAATTGGCTAAGAACATCAAAAAAGTATAGTGAACTTTTATATAAAAATACTGGATTGAGATTTGAAAATAATGACTTAAAACTTGAAATTAGTAAATTAAAATCCGAACTGGAAGAATTGAAAAATAAAAAGTGGTGGCAAATATGGAAATAGCATTAATAATAGTGGCTGGTGCTTTTATAGCACTAGCTGCATTAGAAAGAAAGATGAGGAGTGAGATATAGGAGGTTAAAGAGTAATGGAAGTATGTTATAAAATACCAAAAAATTCTAAGTTATTAAAAGAATACTTTGAAAGAGAAAACAGAGTTAAAAAAGCTTTTGAAGAAATGAAAAAAGTAATAATACAAAAATATAAAATAGATTTAAAGAAAGAAAAAGAAATGACTTTTAGTACTCGTTTTGATTTTTGCATAGGCAGTTACCTTGCAAAAGAATTAGGGATAGAAAATATGATTAGTGTTCTTGGTAGTGAAGATTGGAAAGTAAAAGGTAATGATGGAAGCTACAGAGGACAATTTGGAACATTGAAAAGAAATACAAAATTATATAAACAATTCAAACAAATATTGGGAGATTTAGAATATGATTTTACAAAAGATAATATGAGTAGGATTTTAAGAGGTGCATATAGATACATAGAGATAGAGCAATATCTATATGTTGTAGGAGTGGAAGAAAAAATCTCAAAAGATATTATCGAGTGTGGGAAAAGAATGAAAATGAGTGAATTCTATAAAATGCTGGAAGAGGTGAAAGAATGAAAGAAAGTGAAATTCAATCAAGTATAATAGACTATTTACAGTTATTAGAAAATAAAGGGAAAATATTTATGCAGAGAATAAACAATACCGCAATATATGACCCTGTAGGCAAAAGATGGAGATCTTTAGCAAAAGGAACTAAAAAAGGTTTCCCAGATATTCTAGTACTAAAAGATGGCAAGTGTATAGGATTAGAAGTTAAAACAAATGTAGGTAAACAATCTAAAGAACAAAAAGAAATGGAAAAATTAATGAAGGAACATGGAGCTGATTACTATGTGGTAAGAAGCCTAAATGAAGTGATAGAGATAGTGGGAGGTAGAATATGAATAACTTAATCAAAATAGAAGAAAGAAACGGAGAACAATTAGTAAGTTCAAGAGAGTTACATAAATTTTTAGAAGTTGGAACAGAGTTTAGACATTGGTTTCCTAGAATGTGTGAATATGGATTTATAGAAAATAAAGATTATACCCCGGTCATTTTTGACCACCCTATAAATAAACAACCTACAACTGATTATTTGATGAAATTATCAATGGCAAAAGAAATTTCTATGCTGCAAAGAAATGCAAAAGGAAAAGAAGCCAGAGAGTATTTTATAAAATGCGAAGAAGCATGGAATAGCGAAGATATGATTATGGCAAGAGCCATGGAGATTCAAAATAAAAAGATTTTAAATTATAGAGAGGAAGTTAAAAAATTAGAAGCAAAATTAGAAGAACAAAAACCACAAGTGATGTTTGCTGAAGCAGTAACAGCATCTAAGGATTCTATTTTAATAAGAGAATTAGCAAAAATATTAAAACAGAATGGATATGACACAGGAGAAAAGAGAATGTTTGCTTGGTTAAGAGAACAAGGATATCTAATAAAGAAAGAAGGAGCAGATTACAATTTACCAACTCAAAGAGCTATGGACCTTGGTTTATTCGAAATAAAGAAAACTGCAATAAATCATAGTAATGGAGAAATAGAAATAAAGAAAACTCCTAAGATTACAGGAAAAGGGCAAATATATTTTATAAATAAACTTATAAATAAAATAGCATAGGGGTGGAGTATGGAGAAGGTAGAAACTAAATTAGGTAAAAAAGAAAAAAGAGCAATAGAAGCTATACAGGATTTAAACTTAAAAAGTTGCAAGATAGTTATAACAAAGGATAAAAATGGTAGAATTGCAGAATCTTTTATACAGAAAAAAGAAGATTTATAACTATTGCAAAATTCCTAATAATATTATATAATATAGAAAATAGAATATATAATTGGTTTACGACCTCAGGAAGGTGGATCAAATAATCTTTAGATGAAAAGTCTAAGGTTTATTTAGTCCACCTTTTTTATTTTATCTTGATTAAAACACATAACTCTGTACATGAAATAATAAAGGCTAAAGATAGCAGTATTGAAGTTATGTGTTTCAATGAGGGTATACCTCATGGTCGATGTCTACCCCCCTACTAATTTTTTTCATATAAATGTCCTCCTTCCCTCACGTGAGGGGTCTTAATTTATACTCTCAATAGTTGAGGGTAGAAATTAGGAAGATCAGTACCTCTATTACTCAATGAGCAATCCACATAATTTATTATGTCGCTATATAGAGGTCTTTAAAAGATAAATAGGATATAGACTTCCTTACACCTCTACAAGTATGTGGCCCATGAGGAAGTCACCTGATTAATACTCTTACATGATAAGGGTAGTAATGAGGTAAGGAGCAACAAGGAGGTGTCACAGATGGTGTGAAAGATCATGAATTAGCAAAAATAGATTATTTAGCTGGAATAAATATAAAAGAAATAGCAGCTAAATATAATGTAACAGAAGCAGCAGTAAGAAAATGGAAGTCACGCCATAAGTGGGACGTCACAAAAGGAGTGTCACAAAAAGTGTCACAGTGTGACAATGTGACAACTAACAAAAAGAACAAAATAGATTGGTTAAAGCTAGAAACTGAATATGTCACAGATATATCTGAAAAACCTGTCACACTCAAAGCGTTAAGTGAAAAATATGATATCAGTTTCAATACCATTCAAGATTATTCAGCTGAAAAAGATTGGAGCAACAAAAGAAAGGAATATTACATAAAAGTCACGGAAAAAACCAAAGAAAAATTATCTGATGAAATATCTGATGTAATGGCTAGTGTATTAAATAATATTAATACAGCCTTGCTACAAGCTACAGAAGAGCTGAATATCTATGAAGAAGTTAATGGCTTTGGAAAGCTCGTTACTCACAAGACTAATACAGTGAGAGTGAATAAACTAGGAACATTAGTAAAAGCTTTAACTTCATTGCAAAAGATAGAGATAGAAAAGCAAAGGCTGGAGATTGAAAAGGAAAAAGTATATGGAACAGGAAATGAAGAAGGTAAGACTTCAGGCAGCATAGAAAAAGCTAAAAGTATTCTAATTAAACTAAGAGGTAGCAATGAAAGCGATAGATAACCTTATAAGATTATTTAAAATAAATAACCAACCTGAATATGCAGAAAGTGATATATTCCATAAGTTCATAGAAGAAAAAAAGGTAGAACATGAGCTTGAGGAAATGACGCAGGAATTAGAAAAGTATTCAGATGAAGAGCTTTTAGAATTAGTTGAAGCTAATAATATTCTATGTCAGAACTCTTATTATTCATACTTTAAGCAAAGTTTTACAACTAATAATCCTCTTGTTATTGGTGAACATATAGAACTTATTTGTGATGTCCTCACTTTAGCAGAAAGAGGTTTATTTAAAGATAAAGATACTAAAACAAGGATAGCTATATCAGTCCCACCTAGACATCTTAAAAGCACATCTATAACAAATTGTTTTCCTAGCTGGTTTATGGGAAAAGAGGATTGGAGAACTTGTATAGTCACAAGTTACGGTGATAATCTAGTTCAAAAAGCAGGACAAAAGAATAGAGAAAAAATATTTGAACTAGCAGGACCGTTATTTGGGGTAAAAGTAAAAGCAGATGTATCTCAAAAAGCAATGTGGGAACTTGAAGGCGGTGGAAGATTTAAAGGTTCAACCATAAGAGGAGGAGCCTCAGGAGAAGGTGCGGAACTTCTTATAATAGATGATCCAGTAAAAAATAGAGAAGAAGCCAATTCCAAAACTATTCAAGAAAGAATTTGGGACGAATACAACGATACTTTTATGACAAGACCGCATAATAATGCCATTATAATTTTAATAATGACAAGATGGCATAATAGCGATCTAAGAGGAAAGATTGAAGAAGCTGAAAAACATTTAAAATGGCTAAAACTAGACTTAATGGCTATATGTGAAACTGAAGAAGAAACAGCATTAGACCCATTAGGTAGAGAAATAGGCCAAGCTCTATATCCACAAAAGTATGATGAGAAATATTTTGAGCCTTTTAAAGCTAATCCTAGAACTTGGTGGAGCTTATACAAGCAAAAACCACAAGTTGATAGTGGTGAATACTTCCAAAGAAATTATTTTAGATATTTTGAATGGGATAATAACTTTGTGTATTTGTATGATGAAACAGGAATAAAGAAGTTCCTACATGATAGTTGCTATGTATTTCAAACTATAGACACAGCTCAAAAAGATGGGAAATCAAATGATGAAACAGTTATCTTAACTGTTATAGTAACACCTGAAAAGGATTTACTCATAGTTGATTGTTATCATGGAAGAATAAAAGTTCCAGAACAGGAAAAGATGATTGATAAATATTGGAATAAATGGGCTTGTAGTTTCCAAGCTATAGAAGATAAACAATCAGGAACAGGAATAATACAAAAACTTGTATCACAGGGTAGACCTATAGAAACTCTTAAAGCTGTAGGGGATAAGATAGAAAGAGCAACAACAGCAATTCTGTATTATGCAAATTCTAAAATATATCATCTTAAAAATGCTGAATGGTTAGGAAATCTTGAAAATCAATTACTGGAATTTCCAAATGCAAAACATGATGATATAGTAGATTGCGTTTCATACGCTGCTTTAGTTGTAGCTGATAGAAGTAATAAATCTAGTATAGGAGGTGAATAGGTGAGTAAAAAGAATAAAAAACAAAATTTTCTACAAAGTGATAATCCAAACTCCACTAAAGGAGATACAATCCTTGACCCTGTAGCTTCACAGGTAGTAGGAGAAGAGCGAAGATTGCAACAAAAAGAAATAGATGTTATGCATAATGACTATGCTTTTTGTAAAAGGATATTGAGAGAAATTGCTGGAGCTAGTTTAAAGTCTGGCTTTATTGTTAAAAGTGGTAATGAAGAACTTGATTTAAAAGTAATGAAGAGATTTACAGAATTGGAATGTAGCGATTATATAGTCGAGCTTCTTATAAATGGATTAAAAGATGGAATTTGTTTTATGTTTCCAATAGTAGAAGGTTCTAGTTTAGAAACTGGGAAAGAACTTGATTTAAGAAAGATAAACAGGATAAGAGATATTAATTTGTTTTATGCCAGAGATATAAACCAAATTCAAAGGCAAATGGATAAGGCAATAGAAAGGTATGGAGAATGTAAGAATGTAGATTTTAAAAATCCCTATGGAAAAGTTCAAAATATAAAAATAGATTCTTCATGGTTAATAACATATGAGCCTTATCCAAGAGTTGATAAATACACGCCTTTATCCTATGAATATGGAGATTCCTTCTATAAAGCTTTATGGGATTTATTAATAGTTAAAGATAATGGGATATGGAGCGTAGGGCAGTTAGCTTATGCTATGTTACTAAAAAAATTAAAAATAGGAGATCAGACTAAATTAGATTCCATTTTAAATAGGATAGGAAAAAATAAATACCAAGTAAAAAAAGAAATGGAAATAAACTCGAGTACTCTTATAATTTTAGGAGAAGATGATGACTTGCAAGCTGTAGGTTTTACGCAAGGACTAAATATAAAGGACCTAAAGGATTATATAGATAATGAGTTGTCAGCAGCGTTAGGAATACCAATGTCAAAGCTTGTAGGAAGTTCACAAGGAGCTTTAGCAAGTGCAAAAGAGGACTCTAACCGATGGTATGAATATATAGAAGCTTTTCAGAAAGATAACTTAGATGAGATATTGAGAAAAATTATAAAACTACTCTATGCAGAACAAAAAAAATATGATATTGAATTTGAGTTAGAATTTAACTCTATAAGAGCTGTTGATGAAAAAGAGAAAGCTGAAATAAGAAAAATAGAAGCAGAAGCATTAAAAATAAATGTAGAAGCATTAGTTCAAATGCAGAAGATGATAGAAGGTATTGAAATAGAAAAAGCTACATTAGAATCTCTTAAAGACACATTACTCAATAAAATTAAAGATTTGAGTATATAGAGGTGAAATATGAAAGATAATTTCCCTTTTCATATAGAACTTGCATATTCTAAAACTTTAAAAAAGTTAGTAACAGAAATAGAGGATAAATTCAAAGAAATATTTTTAAAAGGTAAAACAAATAGTATTGATTATAAATTTAACTCAAATGCTGATAAAGAAAAAGAGTTCCTAGAATATTTTGAGGAACTTTTAACAACAGAATATGCTTTTGATTTATGTATAGATTACATACTAGAAACAGTTGAATACTCTATAAATACAGTCAATTCATCAATTTCTGAAATACTAGGAGTAGCTTTTAAAGAACAGCCTTATTACAATGAGGAAATTATAAAAAATCTATTAGAAGAAAATATAAAGCTTATTAAAGCAGAGCCTACTAAATATCTTAGAACATATGATAAACAAGTAACTAAACTTGTAAAAGAAAAAATAGAAGAGGGCTTAACTTTAGATGATTTAGTACAAGCAATACAAAATACAACTGGAATAGAAAAGAACAGAGCCGCTTTAATAGCAGCAGATCAAGTTGGGAATGTGTTCGCAGAATCAACCAAAGCCCAATTTAAGGGAATAGGATTAAAAAAATTCATTTGGGTAACCGCAGGAGATGCAAGGGTGAGACCAACTCATGCTGAAAGAAATGGAAACATTTATGAATGGGATAACCCACCAGATGGAGAGATACCAGGTAGACCGATAAGGTGTAGATGCACAGCAGATATAGTTGAATCAGAAGTACTGATGTTAGCAGCATAAAAGGAGGTGATAAAGGTTGAGTATGCTAAAGAAAAATGCAATGTTTCAAGTCCAAAAAACAAATGAAACAACAGAAGGATTTTTAAAAGTTACTGGTTATATTTCTGAAGCTGATAAAGTTATGGAATATGTCGATTGTTGGAATGAAACTATAACTAGAGAAATTATTCCATTAGAAGAGCTTGAAAAGGTTATTCCGCAAACAAACGGGCTTATAATGACGGATTTACACCCTTGGGAATTTATTGATGCTAAAAATGCTAAAGAATATATAAGAGGGTATGTTACTAATGTCTATGGAATAGAAGAAAATAAACTAAAAGTAGATTTATTAGTAATAGATTCTGATTTAATAAATGATATCAGAAGCGGAAAGAAAAATCAATTCAGTATAGGCTATTGGTGTGAAATGCTTAAAGAAAGTGGATATACAGCTTCAGGAGAAAGTTATGATTACAAGCAAGTGAATTTAACACTTAATCATGTAGCTTTAGTACCACAAGGACGAGCAGGAGAAGAAGTTGGAGTAATAACAATGAACTCTAAAGATGAGAACATAAGTTATCAAAAAGGAATGTATAAAAAACAAAATACAAGAGGAGGAAAAATGACAATAAAATACAACGGAAAAGAGATGGAAGCACATGAATTGCACTCTGAATTAATATTAAGAGACTCACAATTGACAGCAGTTAAAAATGAGAAAGGAACTTTAGAAGGTAAATTAGCAGCTAAAGAAGTTGAACTTCAAGAAGCAAATACAAAGTTAAATGGATTTGAAGAAAGAATAAAAAATGAAGTAGCAGCAAAAATAAATGCTATTTCTGAAGTTTCTAAATTAACGGGAGAAAATCCAGAGGAACTTGTAAAACTAAACACAATGGAACTTAAAAAGAAAGTTATAAATAAAGCTTTTTCAGGTATAGACCTTGAGAACAAAGAAGATTCTTATATAAATGGAGTATATGAAGCCTCAATTGTTAAATTAAATTCTTCTCTCCCAGTAACAACAGAAGGAGAAGGGAAAAAAGAAAAAGAAAATGGAATGGATAAATTAAAAAAAGCAGTAGAGAATATGGGAGGTGCTAAATAATGGATGTTAGAAAAGATGGAATGTTAGCTAAAACACTATCTACATATGACCAATTCGGATATTTTTACAATGAAGAAGTAATTCCATTTGGAACTGGAGTTATGAGAGGAACAGATAAAGAAACACAATGTAAATTAATGACAACAGGGGGCTCATTTTTAGGTGTTGCAGGGTATAGAGGTGTAAATGTAACTGATGCAAGAGAATACCCAATTAAGTCAACTGTTGAAGTAATAACAAAAGGACATGTTTGGGTAAAAGCTGCTTCTACTGTTGTAGCTGGAGATAAAGCAGCATGTGGAGAAAATGGAAAGTTTGCAAAGACAGGAACATTAAATTATGATGATATAGATGGAGTTTTTGAAACTTCTGCTAATTCTGGTGAATACGCTATATTATGGTTAAAATAAGGAGGAATAGATGAAAAATATTGGAAGTCAACAAGTTAAAATAAATGCTATGGGGGTCCCTGTAGATGGAATAAGAGATGTTTATGCTGGAGCATTGGCTGATGTAATAGAGGCTAAAAGAACACCATTAGAAGCAAGAGAAATAATTCCAAGAATTACAAATTTAGATGGAGTTGACATCTCGACAAGACACATAACTTATACAAGATATACGTTTGATGGGAAAGCAGTTATAACTGATTTGAAACCTAAGACAGTACCAACTGTTGTTGGAGATGCAAAACTAGAAACATTCCCATTAAAATGGATTTCTGTTGGAGTAGAAACAGATGTAAATGAGTTAGATGATATAAGAACTGGTAAGGTATACCCATTAAATAGAACTGAAAAAGCTTTCAGAATAGTAGCTGAAACAGAAAATAATTTTCTATTAAATGGATTTAAGGCTTTAGGAATAGAAGGTATCAATAATCAAACTGCTGGAATTAATACAGTAGCTGCTGGGGCTCAATGGGCAACTGCCACAGGATCACAAATTGTGGAAGATATTAGAAAAATGAAAGAAGCTATGGAAACTGGAAAAAAATTTGTTGCTAGAACTTTAAACTTGCCACAAAAATTAGACTTTATATTAGATAGACCATATACAGATAAAGATGGAAAAGAGATATCTGATGCTAAGTCTATAAGAGAAGTATTAGAGGGTAAAAAATACTTTGAAAGAATTAAATCTGTAATAGGAATAGATACACCTATTGGATTGGATGATATTCCAAGTAATATGGGATTTGTTGCTGTACAAGATATTACAATTGGAGAGGAATACATGGAGGGTAGAAGCAGAATAACTCCAATTGAAGAAAAAATATCTCCATTCGTAGTATTAGAGCCAGAAGCAATAGTAAAATTAACAGGAGCGACAGCATAGGAGGAAATAATGAAAATAAAATTTGAAAATAATAGCAATAGTAAAATTTGGATCTCTGATTTTTGTTTTATACCAGGTACATCAATCGCAGATGTAACATTAACACAAAAGGAAGAAATTGAAAGAATTGTAAAAAATAACAATTCTATAGCAAAAGCAATTAAAGAGAAATTGTTAAAAATTGAATTTGCTGAAAGCTTTGAAGAAAAAGAAAGTAAAAAAGATAAAAAAAATGATTACTAGGAGGTAAAAATGTCTTTATCACCAATAACAACTGTTGAAAAAATAAAAAAAACATACAGAGAAGTAGATGAAGAAACGGAAGATATTATTCAACTTCAGATGGAATATGCAGCTCTTTTGGTTGATAAAGACATCAAAAATGGAGCTTTAGATGCTGACTATAGAGAGATGGCAGAAACATATATGACTTGCCATCTCCTATATATGAATTATCTAAAAACTTCTGAAGATAAAATATCTGATACACAGGATAAAAAACTTACTCCTAAAATGGGTGCTGGATTACAAGGAAGTCCATATGGTCAAATGTATTTATCATTTTATAGCATGACAGGAGCAATAGATGATGATAGACCTGTAAGTGGGGTGGGATTCTTATCATGAAATTTAAAGTAAAAATTAAAGAAACTCAATTAGGCAAAGCTTTAAAAAAGCTTAATAATGAAGGAAATGTATCTTTTAAAGTTGGAGTTTTTGGAGCAGATGATTCCAAGATGGTAAAAATAGCAGCTACTCACGAATTTGGAGCAGAAATAAAAGTAAAAGAAAATAGATTTGTTCCTAAGTTAGGTAGGATTGTAAAGCAAGGAACTATTATAAAAATACCAGCTAGAAGATGGCTAAGCTTAGCATTTACAAGAAATGAAAAGTTTTATAAAGAATTGATAAAAGCAAATCTTAAAAAAATAGCAGAAGGTAAAATGACAGTTGATAAGAGCAATGATATTATAGCTATCACTTTAGCAAGCAGAACAAAAGCTGAATTAGGTAAAGATATGCCTCCTCCTCTTAAATATAGAAATGGAACACCATTAGTAGATAATGGAGATTTAAGAAGGAGTATAGGAACAAAAGTAGTTACTAGCAAGGGTATTTCAGAAACTAAAAAGTATGGTGATGATCGATGAAAACATTCAGGCATTCTCATATCATTAATAAATATTCTAAGGAATTTACCTTTACAAGAAATAATAAAGGTGAAATAATTGATGGAGTTCCTAAAATTAATAAAGAAACTTTTATTGGAAAGGCAGCAGTATTGCAACTGAATCCACTACAATTACAAGATATGAGTGATTATATAATAAGTGATAAAGTAGCATATTTTTCTAAAAAACAAGATTATATTCCTAAAATAGGAGATACTTTTATATTAAATGGAAATAAATATATACTTCATAGACCATTAGATAATGATTATTTAAGTGATTATATAAGATTTATAGCAAGGAGGGACGTAGTTGGAGGCAGCGATTAAAAAAGAATTAATTTCTTTTTGGCATAAATATCTAAGCGACAGAACATCTTATCCTTGCTTTTTAGATACTGTGGAACTGTCAGATGAAGATATAAAGGCTTATGGTGGTTACCCTATAATAAAGTTCAATATCATTGAGGTAGATAGTACAAGCGAGGGAATATTGCCTATATCAAAAAAGAATGAAGAGATAGAAGAAATATACAAATTTCAAGCAAGGTATATGTTAGAATTTAATGTTTATTCAAGAGGAGATAAACCAGCAAATGTAGATAAACTTCTATATGAACTATCAAATTCTAATATATTTTCAAGATATGCCAATAGCATAGATAAAACAAATTTAAGATTTAAAGATTTGGTTTTGAGAGATGAAATTAATATTACAAATGTTAATGAGTTTCTACAAGACCAATCAGTGGCAAGATATAGATATCAACAACAATTTTTAGCTGAAGTGGTTACAAATTATATTATACCTAAAGCTAAAACAGCAATTATAGAGGAGGTTAAAGAGTGAGGCTAGTAAATTCAAATATACTATCAGATACTAAGGGGATAACACCAATAGACTTCGGTAGAACTTTGATAGTATCCACTGAAAAGAAAATAGATTACCAGACAGTAACAGCAGCTGGAGAAATAACAGGAGCTGTTTCTTCAGATAAAGTTTACAAAAAAGTTGAAGCCTTTTTTGGAGGGTCTAATAGAGTTGATTCTGTAGACGTAGTTGGAGAAACAAGTTCAGTTTTAACTGATGGAGAGGCTTTAAAAGCATTTCTAGATAAAGTTAAAGCAGAAAATACAGACATAGATACATTATTTGCAATGCTTGATAAATATGATGAAACATTGACAAAACCATTTTGTGAATGGTGTATTGCAAATGGCAAAATACCAGTATATACAACAACAGCTGATATTAATATAGATACTGTTACAGCATTAAGTAAAAGTTTAAATTCTTTAGCAATCGCATTTGATGGAGACGAGAACTTAGATGCTCGAGTTTTAGGATTTATGACTACAACAGTTCCAGGATATTTACCATGGAGTTGGAGAGAAATACAAGGTACAGTTGTCAATAGCAGATTAGCAGCAGACCAACAGAAACTTCTTGCAGCTAATATAAATTTTATAAATCAAGAAAGAAGAGGATTAAATGTTTTAATACCTGGTAAAACAACTTTTGGAGAATTTATAAAAAATGAATGGGGTAAAGCAAACATGAATGATGATATGCATATTGCAGTTTGCAACCTATTAAAATCAAACGATCCTTTAGCACACCCAGGAGCTGATTTATCAGCAGCCAATAGAATTGACCAAGCTGTTTTTTCTGTAATAATAGATTATGCAGGAAGTGACAGAAAGTTTATAGCTACTTGGTCTGAAGCAGAAGTTACAGCAGGGGAAACAACTAGAAAGGCAGGAGACCCTAAAGGATGGGCTAGAACTAAAACAACATATACAGTATCGGATATACAAAATGGTAAATTTGTAGTTGAATGGGCTGCAATGCCAAGAGGTGAATGCTTGACAGGAGAAATAACAGGACTTTTAACATTTGATATAAATAAAATAACAGAAGGTGAGGCATAAAATGTATGATAAAGACAGGGATTTTATAACAATAGATGGAACTGATTTTTCTGGCATACTTGATGGTGATGGAGCTTTCACTACATCAAGATCAGGAGATTCTGTTATAACAAGGGTTGATTCTTCTGGTAAACTGATAACTTTCAAAGCTTCAGATAATACAATAACAGGAAGTATAACAGTAAGACCAGACGCAAAAACAGCTCTAAAAAAACTAAGACAACTTATGAATACTTACAAGTCATTTAAAATAAGTAGAGATAATAGAAATCCAGGAGGAGAAAAAGAAACATATCTTAACTGCTATATGGTTAATGATGGAGAAAATGGAAAAAATTCTTCTGGTGAAAAAAATGCAAGAACATTTAATTTTATATGTGAAAGTAAAATAGTTGAGGAGGGTGCATATTAATGAATAAAGTAACTGAAGAAAAAATATTAGATTTTAAAGATTATACACCAATAAAAACAGAAGATGATTTAGATTATGATGAAGTTGTTCTGGAAGATATAAAAGGAACTAAATTTAAATTTAAGTTTAGAAAGCCTAGTACTTCTGAACTTATAAGAGTAAGAAGAGAAGGAACTATATTAAAAGTTGATGATTCAGGTAAAAAGTTTACAATGTTTGCAATAGAAAAAATGTTTGATATAATTGCAAAAGATTTTGATTGTTTGCCAAAGAACATAACATCAGATATATTGACAGAAGAATCTGTCAATCTCCTTGTAGATAAATTTTGTAGCAGGGTTTAGGTTAGATGAAAAGGGCTGTATAGATTATGAAAGTTATAAATTAACTGATTTTGAATATATAGCCCATATAATAGCCTATCATTTTCACCTGAACCCTTGGGAAGTTCTAACATGGAATTGTGAGAAGTTATTCAAAACTTACAGTGTTATTCCTAAAAATAGAACAAGAAAATAAGAAAATCTGGACATTGGCAATTGAATACTGAGGGATAAAATAAGGAAGTAAACTTATTTGTTTTGTTGTACAAAAAGGAGTGATATTAATGGTCTTAGTAAATGATAAAAAACCACAAACACCAAAACCAAAACTTAATTATAAAGGAGGAATCATAATGGATGGAATAAAAAAGAGTAAGATGAATAATGTAATTTTTGATATAAATAAACAGACCATTCAATTGAATGGTCAAGATATATATTTATTACATGATTATAAATTAGAAACTAAACTTGATAAAGAATTAAATGTGCCAATAACTACTTTGAAAATAGAAATTCTAATTGATGGTAAAATAGAATTTAAAGGAGATTCTTTATTTGAGAAGTTATAACTCCCACAGCGATTTCTTTTAATGTATCAAGAGAAAAACTCCCTATATTATTAGCTATAACTTTAACCTTGTTCCAATTTTTATCGGATCTAATATCTGATAAAAAAGTATGGCCAATTAAAGTTATATCTTGAACATAATAACAATTGCCATTAGTTCTACCTTTTATAAAATTATTTTCTATGCAGATATTTAAATGATATAAAATTTCATTAACTGGGCATTTATTACTTAGTTTCGTAGCATTCTTAGCATCAAAATCATAAACAACTTTACCATCAGTTATTTCTTCAAGTTTTAATAAAATATCTCTTATACAATCAGGGTTTAATCTCATAATACCACTCCTTTTATTTTAATTTGAATATATTATAACTTTTTGGAGGCATAAAATCAAACTGGTAAGATTTGTAAATGAATACCTAAGGATTACAACTTTATTATTTTAACATATTTAATAGGAGGAAACATAAAATGAATCAACTAATAATAAAAGATTATATGGGAAGTAATATTGAATTTAAAGTAGTAGAAGGGCATGTGTATGCTAATGCTACAAGTATGTGTAAAACATTTGAAAAGCAGCCAAGTGATTGGTTAAAAATTAAGTCTACACAGGAGTATATTGATGAGCTTAACCGTTCCGAAGATTTTCCGAACGGTCTTGTAAAAGTAGTTCAAGGTGGAAAAGCAAATGAACAAGGAACATGGATACATGAAAAACTTATATTAGATTTAGCGAGATGGTTAAATGTAAAATTCCGTGTTTGGTGTGATGAACAGATAGCTACTTTACTCCGTGAAGGGAATGTAAGTATAAAAAAAGTAACAGATATCCAAAATAAAAGATTAGAAATAATGGAAATGAATGCTAAAACAAGAGCTGCTAAACAATTAACAAAATTAGCAGAAATGGCAAAAACAGAAAAAATGAAAGAAATTGCCGTTTCTTTAGGAGTAAATTTGATAGTTGGAAAAAATGCTATTCCTCTACCTGTAGCAGAGATACAAGAAAAAACATATACAGCAGGAGAAATTGGAGAGAAGCTAGGTGTATCTGGTAACAGAATAGGAAAAATAGCAAATATGAACAATTTAAAAACTGCTGAATTTGGCGAATGGGTACACGATAAATCAAGGTATTCTAATAAAGAAGTTAGAACATTTAGATATTTTGAAAAGGCTATCAATGAATTTGAAAAATATTTATAGAATATAAACTCTCAAACCTCAGACTAATCTTAGGTTTTTAATTAAAATATATCCCTTTCTCCAAAAAAAATAAAAAAAAGCTCCCATATGTATTAAGAAATAAAGGAGCAAGTATGACACAAGGTTACTTTGAACAAGTATATTATTCTATTTAACTTTTAAAAATATCATTGTCAGGCCAAAGTTTTAGAATTTTTTTTAAATCCATATTTTGACGTTCTATGAATAATTCAAGAAAAGTATTGGCCAACTCCATAGTTTTGTCACATTTTAAATTCAAATATTCAATAACAAGGTCTTTGTTGCCATTTTCCATAGCTTCCTTTGCACATCTATTGTAATTTTCTACAAATTGAGTACAAAGTTTAGCATGTTCTATTTTTTCCTTAGAAGTCATATTTTCAATTTTTTTCATTTCTTCTTCAAAAATAGTTTTTTCATTATTTTTATCACTTTCCATGTTTCCTCCATTGGTTTTTAAAATTTATTTTTTCTTTAAAATATTATAACTTTTTGAAAATGAAATTTCAATTTTTTATTTAAAAATAAAAATTGACATTTTTATACAAATGTAGTAATGTATAATTATACAAAAAGAGGTGGTGTATTGACATGGAGGAAAAAGGAATAAATGTAAAAGTTGAAGCTGAACTATATAAAAAAGTAAAAATAAAAATAGCTGAAAAAGGAATAAGTTTAAAGCAATATATAGTTGAGTTGATAGAAAATGATTTAAAAGAATCGAAATAAAAACAGCCCCACCTCAAACCAAAGTCTGAAATGGGGTAAGTATATGATATAATCACATACCATAGCAAGTATATTATATCATATATTACTCTGTTTTTAAATAAAAAAATGGAGGTATTTATATGAAAAAAGAATTTACGATTCAAGTTAAAAATGATGGAGAAGGTAAACAAATTGTATCTGCAAGAAATTTGCATGAGTATTTAGGAGTTGGTAGAGATTTTACTACTTGGATAAAAGAAAGAATTGAAAAATATCAATTTGAAGAAAATACTGATTTTACTATCGTTTCAATTGCTCCCCAAAATGGGGGAACAAAAAGAGGAGGGCATAATAAAGTAGATTATGTTCTAAGATTAGATATGGCTAAAGAACTTTCTATGATTGAAAATAACGATAGAGGAAGAGAAGCAAGAAAATATTTCATAGAATGTGAAAAAAAATTATTTGATGTATCTAAGTATTTAAAAGAATCTCAAGATGATTTTTCAAAACTTTTAGATGAAGCTAAAGGAATGACCGATCTTGATTGGGCTTTGGATAGATCAATTAAAAATCTTGAAAAAGTAAGAAAAAGAGATAAAATTATTCTAGCTTTGCACGAAAGAAATAAAAAAGATTTAAATGAAAATAAGATATTGGCAGAATTTAAAACAAGATATGCTATGTCAAATTTCATGGAATTTAAAAGTATTGATACAAAAAATGAAAAAAGAGAATGTATATCAGAGCTAGAAATAGAAAAGGAAAATCTAGAAGAAATGAAAAGGCTGGGAATAAATAAAGATGATGCTTTAAATGACATTGTTGAAAATAAAACTTTAGAAAATACAGTAAAAATTTTAGGTCAACAAAAACTTACAACTAAAGAATAAAATCATTCCCCTAGTAGAATTGCTGGGGGAATACAATTAATAAAACGACTTGACTTTTTAAAATTGTGAAGTAATAATATATTAGACTAAAATTTAAAAAGGAGAGATTTTATATGAAAAAATTAATTTTATTTATGGCTTTAGCTTCCATTTTAACAGGGTGTAATCCTATGAAACCTGATGAAATTATATCAGAAATCAGCAACCCATTTAAAGAATATAAGGTGATAGAACCTGAAGTGGTTAAAATGTTAGAAGAAAGTATATTAGAAACTGAAATCGAAAATAAAGGTTTAGAAAAGATAGAAACATCAGCTCATGTTATAAGTTTAAAGAAAACTGGTAGTTATGCAACAGGAGAAGTAAAAATATTAGGAAAAATAACTCCTGAAAAATTAGAAAGGATGAATGAAAAAAGAACTGAAAGAAGAAAAATAAATGGTTTGGTTTCATATGAATGTATTTATGAATATAGTTATACTACTGGTAAAATGATGTGGACTAGTAATTTTAAATTAAAATATGAATAAGGAGAGAGCTTATGAGATTTAAAGTTAAATCGGATTTAAGTATTAGTGAAATGTTAATGTACATATTAGCAATAGTATTCGGCTTTGGTATTTTAGGATTCTTTATTTTTGCTATAATAGAAGTCGGAATTGGACAGAGAATATCAGAAGTATTTTTAATATTTTATGTAATTGTATTAATAGCATTAACAATATCTTATATTATAAAATTGGCTCTTAATAGTATAACCTTTGGAAGTTTAAAAGAAGAAACTAATACAGAAAAATTATTAAAAGAAGTATTAGAAGAACTTAGAGAACTAAAAAATAGTCAAAATAAAAAATAAATATTTTGTTTTATCCCTCAGTATTCAATTGCTGGGGGATTTTTTTATATAAAAATTTAAAAAAGGAGGAGCAATGTCAGATAAAATTGCAGGATTATTTTATGAGGTTGATTATAAAGTTAATCAACAAGGACTTAAAAGAGCAGAAACTGGAATAAAGCAAATAGGAGATAATGCTAAAGGAACTGTTAATCAAATTGGGTTTTTAGAGGAAGGGATGGGTAGTTTAATCGGAAAAGCTGCTGGGATAGTAAGTGTTGGATATGCTTTTAAGAAAACAACAGATTTAATAGGACAATCAGTTGTAGCTTATACAGAGTTCGATGATTCTTTAAGAAAAACGGGTTCTAAATTAAATTTAACTGATGTAGAAATGAAAAGCTTAGCCAACTCAACAAGAAGTGTAGCATTAGAATTTAATTCTACAGGTAAAGCGGTTTCAGATGCTCAAGAGTATTTAGCATTAGCAGGTTATAATTTAAAAGAAATTCAAGCAGCAAGTCCAACAGTTGTAGCAGCCCAAAGGGCTACTGGTGAATCTATGCAGCTTGTATCAGATATAGCGACAGATACAGCATCTTCTTATGGTTATATGGCTAATGAACTTAATTTTGTAACAGATAGAATGGTATATACTACAACAGCTTTTAATACTAACTTTGCACAAATGGGTGAAGCTATGAAATATGTAGCACCAGTGGCAAAAAATGCGGGACTTGAATTTGCTGATTTAAATGCTTATATAGGAGTTGCAGCTAACAGTGGTATAAAAGCAAGTCAAGCAGGTACAGCATTAAGAGCTATGTTTTTAAGAATACAAGCACCATCAAAAATGGCTGAAAAACAATTAAAAAAATACAATATTCAATTATATGATAATAAAGGTAAATTCATTGGTGTAAATAATGCTTTAGCTTTAATGGAAAAGAAAATGGGAACAATGACAGAAAAACAAAAAGCATTTTTTATGCAACAAGTTTTTGGAACAGAAGCAATTAAAAAAACGGTTAAATATGTCAGTTCTTATGCTAATAATACAGACCATGTGTCTATAGTTGAATTAGCTAATAAAGGAACTTATAAATCAACTTTAGGAGATTTTACAGCACAAGAATATACAATGGGAATCGCTGGTGTTTTTGCTGGACTTCCATTAAATAGATCAGGTGATAATTTAACTTTAACTGATTTAAAAGAAGTTCAAGATGTTGAAGCAGCATTAGGAAAGTTAAACCTATATAATGATGATGGAAAAGTAAGAATAAACATGGCTGTAAACAGTAAAACTACTTTTGATAGCACTTGGAAATCTGATACTAGATTCATAAAAGTTGTTGAGGGTATGTGTATTGTTGTTGATGATATTAGAGATACATTTAAAAACTATTGGATGGGAATTTATCTAAATAATTATGATAATAAGATGAATTTCTGTTCTAATGTAAATAAAATATACTTTAAAGATCTACAGCCTAATGTATTGAGTGCTGATTATGACAATAGAATAGAAATAGACCTAGAGAAACAAAAACAAGTTGTAGTTGCAGATGGTAAAGATCCAGATGAGTTGACAGAATTAGAAATATTAAGATATCCAAGTGGACATCAAGTATTTTTAGCTGGAGATGTGAGATTTGCCAATACAATGGTTGATTTGCATCTGGTAATAACAATGTAGGAGGTTTAGATGGCAGGCGAAAATCTAAGAGGAAATAAAACACTTACAGGAGGGTATGGTAAATTATGGGTTGATAATGAACTCATAGCTGAGTTTTCAGCAGTAACAGCTTCTATTACAGCTAATAGGGCAGATGTACAAATTGGTATGTCTGTAGATAGTAAAATAACAAGCTTTACTGGAGAAGGAACATTAACCCTTAATAAAGTTTATTCAAGAGCAAATAAAATTTTAAAAAATTGGAAAAAAGGAAATGATACAAGAAGCAAAATAGTATTCTCTATACTTGACCCTGATGCAGTAGGAGGACAAGAAGAAAGAGTATCTATAGATAATGTTTGGTTTAATACTTTAAATATAATAAACGCAACTAAAGGAGAAGCTATTTCCGAAGAAATGCCTTTTGGATTTACTCCTGAAGATGTCGAATACGAAAGCGAGGTTAAATAATGAGTGAACTATTAACAATAGAAGATATTTTAGGAATAGCAAAAGAAAATACTAAAGATAAAACTATAAAAGTTAAAATTAAAAGGCTGGATAAGGTGATTGAATTAAAACCATTAAGTTTTAAAGAACTTATATCAGCAGTGGAAGAGAAACAAAGTGATGAACTTTTAATTTATGACAATTGTATAAGCCCTAATTTAAAAGATAGTAAATTAAATGGAATAGCATTTGACCCAGTTGAAATAGTAGGTAAAATATTTACAATTGGAGAAGTAAGAGAAATAGCAAAGGCTATTCTTAATAAATCTGGTTTTTATGGTGAAGGTGCAATAGAAATAGTTGAGAATGATATAAAAAACTCATAAAGGGCGATTGGAGAGCTTTCACAATCGCTCATTACCTTAATAAAGGTCATACATTAAAGGAACTTAGAGAACTTAAAATTAGTGATCTTATGATAATGTATGGCATGATAATATAATAAAAAATGAACCTTGGCAATTGAATATCTGAGGATTGGAAATAAAGAGAACTTTATTAATTTTTAGTATACTTAAGAAGATTTTTAAAGCTAAAATGAGATACTAGAAAGGTTATTGCGGAAGGTAGATGGTAGCAAAGCTACCACTATCCATGATATTTTTCAATACTAGAAATGAAAAGCTTATTTAAAAGCAATCCTTTTCCAGTATCTTCTTCTACAAGAATGAAATTATTATCAATCTCTTTAATAACTTTACAAAAACAAGGTTTGATATCATTTTGTTTTTCATAATAGATAATAACTTTTTCTTCTTTTAGGAATTCGACTAAGTTCATATTTTACCTCCTTGTTATAAAAATGAGTCGCATTATTATTATAACTTTTTGGAGGAATAAAATCAAACTGGTATGATTGACAAATTGAATAATATCTTTAAATAGAAGATTTAAAAAATACAACTTCCCTTTCTCCAAAAAAAATAAAAAAAAGCTTGACGCGTATGTATGCTACGGTGTATAAATGTATTGAGGTGGTTTGATGGAAGATAAATTGAAAAGAACACAGATATACATATCAGAATCTAAACTTAAACAGCTAAAATACATAGCTTTAGAACAAGATACTAATGTTAGTGAGATAATAAGAAAACTAATAGATGAGTATTTAGAAAAAGAAAAAAAGAAATAAAAATACCCCACCTCAAACAAAGTCTGAAATGGGGTAAGCATATGATATATCATATACCGTAGCAAGTATATTATATCATATATTGCTCTGTTTTTAAATAAAAAATGGAGGTATTTATATGAAAAAAGAATTTGTGATTCAAGTTAAGAGTGATGGAGAAGGTAAACAAATTGTATCTGCAAGAAATTTGCATGAGTATTTAGGA